AACATTAACACAAAAAGATAGAATAATAAGACACCTTAACGACAAAGGTAGTATCACAGCATTAGAAGCTATGAAGGAATACGGAATAATGCGACTTACTTCAAGAATAAGCGAACTAAAGGACGAAGGATATAATATAAGAAGTGAGTTTGTAAGCGCAAAAAATAGATATAACGAACCAGTATCTTTTAGCAAATATTCTTTAGTATGATATTATTTTTTTTACTTATTATAGGTATTGCTTTTATACTTATAGTAGGCGTAATTATGATAGAAATATTAATAGCAAAAGACGAAAACGATAAACTAGCAGAAAGAATAGACAAAGTAGAACCTAAGCACAAAACAATAACTGGTGCATTATATAGAGACAGAAAAGATGCAAAAAAAAATACCTGATTATTACATAGGTAAAATACACGGCTACGAAGCACGTAAGATAATAGAAGACTATGAACTAAACTATAATATAGGCACAGCAGTAACTTACTTATTAAGAGCAAACAGAAAACACGAAACATCAAAAGAGTGTATAGAAAAAGCACGTGAACACCTACGTTTTGAATTAGAACGTTTAGAACTATTAGACAAACCTTCTTTTTAGATGACAAGAACACATCAACAAAATAAATACTATTGGAAGTGTATAGTTAAACCACTATGCGAACATACAGGGTATCATAAATACGAGATGCACGAACATTTAAAAAATATGTTTATACCTGATCGTAGTAGTAACTTAACAACAGAAGATTTTACTTTATTTTGTGAAGAAGTACGTATTTGGGCGCAAAATGACTTAGGTGTAATATTGATGCCACCAAATGAATACAAATGAAAATACTTAATTTATACGCAGGAATAGGTGGCAATAGAACTTTGTGGGGTTACGAACACGAAATAACAGCAATAGAATATAATGAAAATATTGCAAAGGTTTACCAAGAGCAATACCCTAATGATGAGGTAATTGTTGCAGATGCACACCAATATTTATTAGACCACTACAAAGATTTTGATTTTATATGGAGTTCACCTCCTTGTCCTACTCATAGTAGAATGTGCTTTGCTAAAAAGAAAAAACAATACATTGATTTAAAATTATATCAAGAAATTATACTATTGCGAAGTTGGTTTAAAGGCAAATGGGTTGTTGAAAATGTAGTACCTTATTACGGATATTTAATTGAGCCTAGTGTTGTTTTAGGTAGGCATCCTTTTTGGTCAAACTTTGACATTAAAGAAAAAGAGTTTACAAATATTGATATTAGCAGGTCAAAAAAAGAAGATTTGCTAAAAGAACGAATGATTGATTGGTCAATTTTTGATTGCATAAAAGATGTCCCTGAAAATAGGAGTAAAGAAAATAGATTTGAGAGATTGCAATTAGTTAGAAATATGGTAAACCCAAAAATAGGTTTGCATATTTTAAATTGTGCTAAAGAAATTATTGGAAAAAACAAACTAGAAGAAAATAAATTATTTTAATTTCTATTATATTGTATAGAATTGATTAATCAATCTTTTTCAATTATGGACAAAAGAAAAAATAACGGAGGTAAAAGACAAGGTGCAGGACGTAAACCAAAAGCTGAAGAACAAAAGCTAATAGAAAAACTAACACCTTTTAATGACTTAGCTTTAAAAGCATTAAAAGAAAGTTTAGAGAAAAAAGAACAATGGTCAGTTAAATTATACTTTGAATACTTTTACGGTAAACCACAACAAAGAGTAGACGTAACTACAAATGACGATAGTTTACACTTACCGTTAATAAACTTTGTAGATTCTGGAGCTGAACAATAAATATCAAAAATTATTTGAATCAGACTGTAGGTATTATATTATAACAGGTGGTAGAGGTTCAGGTAAGTCTTTTGCAGTAACAGTATTTTTAACCCTACTTACTATGTCACAAAATATAAGGGTATTGTTTACGCGTTATACAATGGTTTCTGCACACTTATCTATAATACCTGAATTTTTAGAAAAGATCAGTTTACTAGGATTTGAGAATATATTTGATATAAACAAGTCAGAAGTAGTAAACTTAGCAAATGGTAGTGACATACTATTTAGAGGTATCAAAACGTCAGCAGGTAACCAAACTGCAAGTTTAAAGAGTTTACAAGGTATTTCTTGTTGGGTGCTTGACGAAGCAGAAGAACTTATAGACGAAAGTACATTTGATACTATTGATTTAAGTATAAGAGAAAAGAAAGTACAAAATAGAATTATATTAGTTTTAAACCCAGTCACAAAAGAGCATTGGATATATAAAAGATTTTTTGAAGAAAGAGGTGTACCACCTAGTTACAATGGTATCAAAGACAATGTTTGTTATATACACACAACCTATAGAGACAATAAACAAAACCTTTCACAAAGTTTTTTAGATCGTATACAAGCTATACGCAAAAACAATATCAAGAAATATAATCATAATATATTAGGTGGGTGGTTAGACAAAGCAGAGGGTGTAGTATTTGAAAACTGGTCAATAGGTAAATTTAACCCTGACAACTTACAAACTTCTTGTGGTATGGACTTTGGGTTTTCTGTTGATCCTGACAGCTTAACAGAAGTAGCTATTGACAAAACAAAGAACAAACTATATGTACACGAACACATATACAAGAATGGACTAAAGACACACGAGCTAGCAAAGATTATACTTGACAGAGTAGGTAACAAACTAATTGTAGCAGATAGCGCAGAACCTAGACTAATAGAAGACCTAAGATACAAAGGAGTAAATATAAGACCTGTAAAAAAAGGCACTATAGAAAGTGGTGTAACTCGTATGCAAGACTTTGAGATAGTAGTTAGTCCTGAAAGTGTTAATATAGTCAAAGAGCTTAACAATTATGTATACGCAGACAAAGGTTCTAAATTATATGTAGATAATTACAACCACAGTCTTGATTCTATACGCTATAACGTTATTTATCATTTAGACAACCCTAACGCAGGTAAATATTTTGTGCAATAAAAAAAGGGCTGCCTAAAAAGAATATGGAGTAAAGACAACCCTTATAGGGAAACAAGTTGTACAAATATACATTTTTAAACTAAATAAACTAAATTTCTATTATATATTATGCGAATTAAAGTTACTAAAGACGACAAGCAGCATAAATTTACTATTAAGAATTGGAGTGATGTAACTTTAGAAACTTGGATAAAACTGATTCAGTCAGAAAACAAAGGCGAAATAGAAAAGTCACAGGATATGATAAACCTAATGACAGATATGCCTAAAGAATTAATTAACCAACTGACTTTAGAAGACGTAACAAAAGTTTTAAGAGTTATTGCAAAGCTACAGACTAGTAAAAAAAGTAAGTTTAAACAAGTCATAAAAGTAGGTAACGACCAGTATGGATTTATACCTGACTTAGAACGTATAACTTTAGGCGAATACGCAGACATAGAACACTACATAAAAGGTGGTATTGAAAAGAATATGCCTAATATAGTAGCAATATTATACAGACCTATTACACAAACAGAAGGTAAGTATTATTCTATAGAAGCGTACGACAGTAGTACAATGAGACTTAGAGCTAGAAAGTTTTTAGAGATGAAAGCACAAGAAGTTCAGCAAGCGTTGGTTTTTTTTTGGACTTTCGCAAGCGAACTATTGAAAATTTTGCAGTTGTATTTAACGGACAAGTTAAAGAAGGCGAAGCAACAGTTGATGAACAATTCGCAAAGAAGTGGGGTTGGTTTGGCGTAATGTATAGACTAACAAATGGTGAAATAGTAAATTTAGACAGGATTACAAAACTTAGTTTATATGAATGTCTAACGTGGTTAAGTTACGAAACAGACTTAAACACAACACAAAACACAAATTATGGTAAACGACAAGACGTATAATAATTTAGTAGACACATTAGAGCAACTGGGTAACAATCATTTTCAGATCAAAACAGTTACATCAGGTGACATATTTGAAATAGACTTAGAGAAAAACACTTTGTTTCCTTTAATGCACATAAACCCAGTAAACGTCACAGCTAGTAAATCACAATTTATATTTAACTTTCAAATATTTGTAATGGATTTAGTAGAACCTGACGAAAGCAACGAACAAGAAGTATTAAGCGACTGCCTTAGTATGTGTACAGATATTATAAGCACATTTAAGCACGGTAAAAGTCTTA